TTACAGGACCAACTGGTCCAGCCGGCGGCCCAACTGGAGTAACTGGACCAACTGGACCTGCCAGTACTGGACTTTCATCTCGATCAACAGTAGCAGTTACTACTCCGAGTATTGCTGCAGGAGCAAGTGCAAATGTTACCGCAGTTGGATATGTCGGATATGCTCTTTATAGTATCGAAGTGTCGTATGGGGCATGGGTTACGGTATATTCGAGTCTAGCTGCAGAATCGGCAGATGCCAGTAGATTAATTAATACTGATCCAACTCCAAATTCAGGGGTAATAGCTGAGTCTATAACAACATCGTCTGGTACTACATATTTCAGTCCAGCTGTTATAGGATATAGTAGTGAATCATCGCCAAATAGCAATATACAAATGAAAGTTTATAACAATGGTGCAACTACCACTGCTATTACCGTAACATTGACATTACTTCAACTAGAAGAATGATAAAAACTCGAACAAAAGGATCAAAATCTATGCACGTTTCTGACTTTGCTAGCGGAGTATCTTTAATGAAAGCATGGAAAAAATGCAGATCAAGTTTGACCAAAGATTTATCAGATGTCGAACATTTACAAAATTTGATAGATTTTTGGAGCAATTGCCCAATTTCTGCAAGAGTACTAGATTGGGATCAACTGGAAACATGGCCAGACGCATGGACCTTGGTCTATAATAATAATTTTGACGAAAGTGCAATATCATTAGGAATGTTTTATACTTTATTGTTAGCAAACGATAACAGATGGACCGCCGAAAGATTGCAATTAATTTTGACCAAAGATATCAACAGACAATTTCAAGGTATTGTTTTAAAAGTCGACAACCGATGGTTATTGAATCTAGAATATAATAGATTGGTACAAAGTTCTATCGAAGACATGGAATACACAGTGCAACAGAGATATTTTTACAAAGATAATAAGCATCATCTGTTTAAAACTCGCAATATTTCTAATCAAAACAAGATAAAAACGAATAACAATGCCATATCATAATGATTAAATATGCGGCTGTCGGATACTAATAATTTAGTAAACTAATTATATTTTAAAGAGGAATGCACATGGCAACCCAAAAACAGGGAGAAATTTACGTCACTAAACGAGATGGACATAGAGAGCTATTAAACATCGAGAAATGGCAAGCGCAGATTGCCAAAGTATGTAAGAATGTTGCAGACGTAAGCCAGTCAATGATTGAAATCAAAGCACAACCTCATTTCTACAATGGTATTATGACAAAAGAAATAGATGGCATAACCTTGCGTGCTATAGTTGATCTAATTGATATAGATATCAACCCTGATACTGGACACACGAATTATCAGTATGTAGCAGGTAAACAACGCTTATCGATGCTTCGCAAGGATGTTTATGGAACATATGATGTACCGCACTTATATCAAATTGTTAAACGAAATGTTGAAGTTGGTCTTTATACAGCTGATCTTTTGAAATGGTATACCGAAGAAGACTGGAACAAAATGAACGATATGCTGGATCATGAAAAAGATGAACAGTACAGTTACGCAGCAATTGAGCAGTTGATTGAAAAGTATCTAGTTCGAAATCGTGCAACGAAAAATATTTATGAAACACCACAAATACGGTATATGATAGCTGCGGCTACGGTTTTTCATAAAGAGGAACCAAATAATGCTCGTATGCGATACATCAAAGAATACTATCAGTCTGCTTCAGAGGGCTTGTTTACTCTTGCCACGCCTGTATTAGCAGGACTAGGGACACCAACCAAACAGTTTAGTTCGTGTGTGCTTATACGTAGTGACGATGACCTAGACAGTATCTTTGCATCAGGAGAAATGATGGCAAAATATGCTAGCAAACGTGCTGGCATTGGGTTGGAAATTGGCAGATTGCGACCATTGGGAAGTCCTATCAGAGGCGGTGAAATCATGCACACTGGTATGATTCCATTTTTAAAGAAATGGTTTGGGGATTTGCGTAGTTGCTGTGTTACCCCAGATACCTGGGTAGAGGTTTTAGATGAAGATAATTCTACAGATAAATGACAGTTTTTCGTATACCAGCATAAATAATATGGAGGTATACGAAATGCTAAATTATCTACAAGAATCATATAATGGATCACAAACTAATATGCTAATAAACTCTGCTTATTATTGCTATACACTTAAAGACACGGAAACAGGAAAGTTTTACTCTGGTTCTCGTGGAGTTGAAGGTAGTGGTATGCACGACTTGTTAATAAAGTATTTTACTAGTTCAACAGTGATTGATTTTAAGGAAAAACTAAAAAAATTCCCAGATTTGTTTGAATATAGAGTTGAATACTTTAAAACCAGAAGCGATGCATTTGCAGCAGAAAAAATATTCCATCAAAAGCATCAAGTTGGTAAGAATCCTGAGTTTTTAAATTCTCTTACCGCAGGAGGATCAAACTGTGGGGCAGGATCTGTGTTATGTAAAGACAACTATGGCAATACTTATCGAGTAACGGTAGAAGAATTCGCCACAGGAAAACATCAGCACGTATCGAAAGGTATGATGAATATACGCACAGAAACAGGTATTAAAAAAATATATACCACAGACTTCGATCCTAATACTCAATTAACTGAATTTAAAGATCACGTTCTGGCATTAGACACGACTACTGGAAAAACTTTCAGAATCCCAAAGACTACTTTTGAGTCTAACCCTAATTTTGTCGGCATTACTAAAGGGAAAGTATCGGCATACGATACTGTTAATAAATGTAAAATACTAGTGTCACAGAATGAATTCAACAACTCAAATGGCAGATACGTTGGTAATACATTTGGGGTAGTTCCGGTTATAGACAGAGACACCGGTGAGAAGAAACTAGTAGAAAAAGAAAAATATGATAAAAATGTATATAAACATCATAATACTGGAAATGTTGTGGTATATTCCATTTCTGAAAGAAAAGTTGTTGCAATAAGCAAGGAAGAATATGAGACAAATTCTACTAACTACGCCAATTTAGCTACTAAGGTTTTCTATAAAGTAGATGGTAAGTTTTTTAAATCAAAAGATCTAATGAATGAATACTACAAAACAACTAGAGGTAAAACAGTATTAAAAGTCAGTCAATTTGAGATGTCCGATAGATTTACTGATATCAAAACTTTAACTAGAGAAGAACACGAAAATGGTAAAAACTAAAAAGATTCAAATTAAAGATCTAACCGCAGGTATGAAAATTAAAACTAAAAATGAGCACGGCGAAATAGTGTTTAAAACAGTAACCAATAAATGGGATACTACTGTAAATCAACACGACCAAGTTCGATTAGAGTTTGAAAATGGTGTGACATTGAATTGCTCGGTGAATCACCCTATTATGGTACTACATGAGTCAGGATCGTTCTTGCAAAAAAAGCCAAAGGATCTTACAAATGAAGATCGCGTTCTTACTGAAAATGGATTTACTCGCTTGCTAATTGCCGATTTTGAACAACAAAATGATCCAGGCTATATTGATATTACAGTAGACGACACCCATACATTTTTTGCTTCTAATAGCAGTGATGGTCCTATGGTCTTGACTCACAACAGTCAAGGTGGAATCAGGAACGCATGTGTACACATAGACTCATATGTAGACAAATTAACTGGATTTGAATTTAACGGCAAAAATTATTATCAAGGTGACATAATTAAAAAAGATGACAAAGTGATAAATATAACTGATGTGCTAACTATTTTAGCCTATATGGGAAGTGATGATGAAAGAGATGCATATTTGCAAAATTTGCTCGGCTAACGTGAGCCAGTTACAACGACATCTGACTATGAGACATAACAGAATGAATTTAAATGAGTATCTCAAAGAATTCAAGTGTGGCGAAGAGTTTAACAAAATCGACAAAAACCTTCGAAAAGATAGGGCAAAAAATAGCCCGTGGTCAATTGAATATTATATATCTCGGGGTAAAACTGAAGAAGAAGCAGTTCTTTTAATTAATGAAAAACGAAAAACACGAAAAAAACAAAAAACAACCCCGTCAAATTCAAATCACTGGGTATCTAAAGGGTATTCGTTAGAAGATGCTGAAATACGAGCACAACAATATAGGTCTGATATAGGTCGTCTCCCTTCATTGGAATCATATATAACGAGGTTTGGAGAAACAATCGGCAAAGACAAATGGAATGGATACCAATCTAAAATTAAAAATCGTCAAGAAACTTTTTTATCTCGGGCATCTACTGTTAAACACGAGGCAAAATTAATTCGTTGGTTTAAAAATAGTCGGACAGAACACGGGCCTGTTTTGAAGAAATTTAGTTATGATAATTACGACAGTTATTGTGATGCAGTAAGAACAGCTACCAAAATATCAATTGCTGTATATGGAAATATCATCGATCCGGAAAAAAACAAATTAGGTATAATTTATGGTAAGAATGGATACGCTGTTGATCACAAATTTTCCAAATATGGCGGATTTGTCAACAAGATACATCCATTAATTATAGGAAGTTATCAAAATTTACAACTAATACCAAAAAAAGAAAATTGCAGAAAAGGTCAATATTGTATTGTTGCAATCGAAGAGGTTCTTGGTTATAAAACAATATTAGAGGACAAAGAAATATCATCCGACTTGAAGGACAGAATAAATGAAATTTTTATCGAACAGAGTTAAAATTGATGAAGTAAAATTGGGAGATTTGGTACTATCTTGTGATATTGAAACACAAACGGATGTATATCGTAAAGTATTAAATGTCATGAGACCGATAGTTCCACATGAACACCAAGTAAAAATTACATCAACATCGGATGCTAAATTAATCACGAGCGACACACATCCTACTGCAATCAATGAATTTGGAAAAATCAAATATGTAAAGGGTGGTGATATTACTACAGCAGATTATGTAGTGTCTGTTATCAACAAAAAAGATAAAGTTAAAGAAGTAACTTCTCCTAACGTATCAACTCAATATGCCGATTTTAGCATTGATGAACATGAAAATTATTATGCAGGGATAGAACCAGATAAATTATTATTGGCCCACAATAGTGCGACAATTTTTTATCCAATTTGGCATCATCAATTTGACGACCTAATAGTTCTCAAAAATAATCAAGGAACTGAAGAAACTCGAGTCCGACACATGGATTATGGGGTAGTGCTTAATGCATTCTTTTGGCGTAGATTTAAGAACCAAGAAAATATTACCTTCTTTGATCCAAACGAAGTCCCAGATTTGTATGAAGCATTTTACAAAAACACTGCATTATTTGAAGAATTATATGTGAAGTATGAAAAACGCACAGATTTGCGTACAAAAACCATGAGTGCAGAAGAAGTATTCAAAGGTGGAATTCTCAAAGAACGTACAGATACAGGAAGAATTTATCTAGTATACATTGATAATGTGCAGGAACAAGGCCCGTTTGATCCAGAATATCATACGATTTATCAAAGCAATCTTTGTTGCGAAATTCTACTTCCCACAAAACCATTCAAACGTTTAGATGATAAAAGAAAAATTGTTCGTGTTAAAAAAACAGATGTTGAAGAATTTAAGAAAAATAAATCAAACAATATTATTAAAATGAGAAAACTTAAATAATTAATTCATTCATTCTAGTGTACATAAATAGTTCATAAATTATGTACACTGGAATGTATCAATGGATGAATTCAAACCAACCTGGTTAATAATTAAACGTCATAATATAACCGGTTTAAAATATTTTTGTAAAACTATCAATAAAGATCCAATAAAATATAAAGGTTCAGGGACAGTATGGATGCGACATTTAAAAATACATGGTCATGATGTAACTACAATATGGTGTCAATTATTCACTAATAAAAAAGAAATTGAAAATTATGCAATTAAATTTTCTATAGAAAATGACATTGTTGGGGCTAGAGATCAAAATGGCAATAAAATTTGGGCCAATTTAATTATTGAAAATGGTCTTGATGGTGGAGGAAATGCAGGCATACGAATGTCATCCCGACAAAAAGAAAAAATATGCGATATATGGTCTATCATTACCCCTACTGGTGAAGAAATAGTTATCTCCAATATGCTTGAATTTTGTCGAAATAATAAATTGAATGCCAGTGCAATGAGTGCAGTTGCGAGAGGGAACAGAGGTCATTATAAAGGCTACAAATGCAAAAAAATCACTAATAACAGAGATGTGATTTATGAACCAAAAGATTATGTTTATAAGACAAAAGAAGAAAAAAGTAAGATAACAAGTGATGCAGTTAAAATTGCAAGAAGGAAAATTGCAAAGCCAAAAATAAAATATAATGGCACTGTATATAATTCTCTCAGAGAAGCAATTGCTGCCACTGGTATGAGTAGATATTTGTTAGTAAAGAATGGTAAACTATTGAGAAACAATTAGAATGAGGGTTGACGGTTAAAATGAATAATTTGTAT